ATTTGCATTTATTCCTAACTGCCTTCCTATTGCTTTACTGATTTTTAAAAACTCTTCTGAACCAACAATAGTCATCTCTTGCATACGCTTGAGCATTGACATCGCTTCATTACCAGCAAGTATTGTTCTAGGGAACGCTTCTATTTCTTTTAATCTTGCACTAACACTTCCTATCGTTTTCTTTGGATCTGCACCACTTGCTTGAGCAAAAGCAGTAGACTCTAATCTTAATGCTTTAAAATTTCCTGCTAATAAAGTTGTTGCTGCTCTTTGTCTATCTATCGCAGAAGAAGCATCATCAAATGCTTTTCTGACAAAGCTCATTTCTTCTTTTATCGTTGATATTTTTCTTGCAAACTGATTAGGTCTGTTAGTGTCCATAAAGGAATTAACAGCAGCCTTTCCTAAATCTATTTGTGCATTTAATCTTTTTAATGCTGCTTGTGCTGGATCTGTTTTTATATTTATCTTTAACTTATTTAGATTCCCAAAAGTCTTTTCTACCTGCTTTGCAATTTGCTGAAGTTTTCTTACATTCTTTT